TTGTACGCAGCCAGGGCGTTCGGTTCATTGGCTGTGCCGTAGTCTGTTGCCTCGTTGCCCTCGAAGACCTCGAGGCCAAACTGCCGACGCCATGCCTGTTGACGGGAGCCGGGGCCAAGGCCCGCTGCCTGTCCGAACATCGACGCAGTCAGCTTGCCTTCACGCGCCTTGAACCACGCCTCGGTGCCTTGCAGCTCATTGCGCTGCATCGCCAGCTTCCTGTGCGGCAGACAACTGCTTCTTCAATGCGAGCGCCAGCTCTTTGGTCACGGCGCGGGTCTGGTCATCGAAGGCGTTGAATGTGTCGCGCAGTTGCTCGACGGTCTCGCAGTTGGCGATGGCGTCCTTGGCGGCTTTGATCTGTGCTTCGGTCAGCTTGGGAACAGGAGGGGCTTTCTCTTCCTTCTCGACCTCGGCAGGCACATCCTCACCGGCATAGATATAGAGGCCGATGCCGTGCAACGCGATGGCCTTGGCCAAGCAGCGCTGCATTGCGGTGTTGAGCTGAAAGGAGTCGGGGTTGGTGATCGCTTTGTTGCGGTTGTCCATCACCGGCAGTTGCGCGGTGCGGCACACGCCGAAGGCATTGACGGTGCAGAACACCATTGCGGTGCCGCCGACTCGGACGTAGGGGACTTCGACCAGAACGGGGTTCTCGGCAGGGCCAACGAGTTCTTGGCCGAAGCGGTAGTCCCACGTTGCGCTGGGGTCCGCCATCAGGAGCTGGTCAACGGCGTAGGCCCAGCTCAGGTAGCTCAGACCGTTCTTCTTTTCGATCTGTGCCCCCACGTCGATGGTGCGAAGGGTGGAGAAATTGACAAGGGCGTTTGCTCCCTCGCCGCCTGCGGCTTGTGTCATGTGGTGTCCTTGTACCGACTGCAAAATGGGTCGGGTCCACAAGATTATCTGACAAGCTTGGCAGGGAGTAAAGGGGTCTTGTTAAGAAAAGCAAGGATTGACAAAAGAAAAAAGATTCACACAAGGAAAGGTGAGCGTTTGTGTCGTGAATATTTCGTGAAAACGAAATGCCCGGACAATAAAAAGCCCCGGATAAACCGGGGCTTGGGGCGGAGAGTTGAGAGGTTACTTGCGGTTGCGGTAGCTGCGGTGCTCGACCATGACTCCAAGAACCTTGACAGAGTCGTTGTCCGATTTCACCACCGGCCAGTCGTCGTTCATAGGGGCCAGCTCGAACTCGGCATCCGCTCGAGCGCGGTACTTGCGGAACGTCACGGCCCCTTGCACCTGGGCGACGACGAAGTCCCCCGGCTCCGGCGTGAGGTCTGGGTCCACGACGATCCTGTCGCCGGGTCGGAACAGGGGTCTCATGCTGTCGCCCTCAATTTCAACTGCAAAAGCTCTGAGGCCAGCCTTGGCATCTGTCATCAATCCCGCCTTTTTCACGAACGCATCCTTGCCCTCCAACAGGGCAGGCACGTCTCTGTTTGCAACGAGCGGAACCCGATGAACCGTCAGCTCCACCCCCTCCATCTCGATCCTTACTGACGGGTCATGCTGGCCCCCCTCTCCAGACTGAAGCCACGATGGGTTGACGCCCAAGACCTCCGCGATCTTGGTGGCGTACCTGGACGTGGATGCTGGGCTGTCTGTTGCACAGATGTAGCTGATCGTTTGCTGCTTCACACCAACGAGGCGAGCGAGCTGCGCCTGCGTCAGGTTCTTCTCTGAAAGCACCTGACGGATTCTTGCCCCGAGCTGGGCCATTGCGGACTTCTCCCATGTTTGCTTGACAACTACTCACAAGACTACAGACGCCTTGTTAGCCGGTCAAGCCCTGTCGATCGTGTAGAACCCCGGCAAAGACCTACTAAAGCACAAGGGCATTGTATTGACCGACCGCTTTGAATCAAGGACACTTGAGTCCGACGGATAGGTGATGGGTAGCTCCCCTCACTGAACGGACTCTGAACTTTCGTTCCTTTCATAAGAGTCCTTCCGTCCCCTTCGGGGTTGTTTTGAAAGGCGAAATGAAAGGTTCTGATGCGCTACTACCAATTCCACATTGGCGATTACACAAGTCACACCCGTGGCTTGTCGCTGATTGAAGACCTCGCCTACCGGCGACTGATCGACGAGTGCTACTTGGGCGAGAAACCGCTCGAGGGTGACGCCACTCAGATCGCACGGCAGATCGGGATGCACGACCACTCGGATGCAGTGGGCTACGTGCTCAACAAATTCTTTGCACACAACGAGGACGGCTGGCGGCACGAGCGCATCGACGCCGAGATCGCCATGTTCCAAGACAAGACCGAGAAGGCATCCCGCGCCGGGAAGCTTTCCGCTCAACGCCGGTCCAACGGTGGCTCAACGGACGTTGAACAGACGTTGAACGAACGTGCAACGACCGTTCAACCAACCATTACCCATGAACCATTAACCAATAACCCCCCAACCCCCCGGCCTGCGCCGGTTGACGTTTCGCTGTTCGACAAATTCTGGTCAGCCTATCCCCGCAAGGTCGCCAAGCCCGAAGCGATGAAGGCATGGATCAAGCACAAGCCTGACGCCGAGCTGCTGGCCGCGATTCTCAAAGGCCTCGAGGCGGCGAAGCGCTCGAAGGATTGGCTGAAGGACGATGGCCAATTCATTCCTCACCCCTCGACATGGCTGAATCAGCGGCGATGGGAGGACGAGGCTGTTGAGGTGGGCGGCAAGGCTGACGCATTCGAGGGGCTGCTATGACTCTTGCCCTTGGTGCAAAACGAATTTGGGACATGCGAGTGCAGGGCGTCAAGCCCAACGAGATCGTGTTCGTGAGCCTGATTGGCCCGATCAACTCGGGCAACTTTCAGGTGTTCCTGCCGCAAGGTCACGCCGTCGATGCGCTCGACTGGCGCTGGGTGATGGACCTGTGCGTGTGTGTGGTCTACGGACCGCAGACAGACCGTGCGGTGCTGGGCCGGGTGGTCAAGGCCATCCTGCGTAACGCCCCCAACGGCGGCTACACGAAGCCCTACAAGCCGGACTTCGGCTACCTCTGGCTGTGGAATGCGGAGAAGCAGGACGGCTCACTGGCGACATGGTGGCGCGGCCACAAAGGCATCCCGCTGGTGAACATTCCCGGCGAACCAGAACAGTTTGAATTTCATTCGATGGGCCGCTTGGATCGCAGCTCTTTCACAGGAGTTGCACAAGCATGAACAACCTCATCCTCACACCCGACAGCGTGGACTTCGCAGCATTCGCCGAAGCCCCGCATGACGCGAACAAGATCGTCGAACCCGGCATGTTCCGGGAAGAGACCATCGCCTATCTCAAAGGCGACGACAGACAGAAGGGTGCAACGCTGCCCTGGCGCAAGACGCACGACCACATCCGGTTCCGTCCGGGCGAGGTCAGTCTGTGGATGGGTATCAACGGCCACGGCAAGTCACTGCTGACAAGCCATGTGATGTTGGACTTCCTGCATCAAGGCGAGAAGGTCTGCATCGCCAGCTTCGAGATGAAGCCCAAGGCAACGCTGGCCCGCATGTGCAAGCAGGCTGCTGCCAGTCCTTTACCAACAGATCGGTTTGTGGACGGCGTCATTGCTCACGCCACCGGCAAGCTCTGGCTCTACGACAAGATGGGCCACACCGACCCTAAGCATCTGCTGGCGATCATGCGGTACGCCGTGACCAAGCTCGGTCTCCAGCACTTCGTCGTTGACTCGCTGATGAAGGTGGTCAAGGGCGAGGACGACTACAACGGCCAGAAGGATTTCGTGAACGACATTTGCGCGTTCGCGCAGGACTACAACGTCCACGTTCACCTGATCCACCACAGCCGCAAGCTCGGCGACGAGAACGAGATTCCCGGAAAGATGGACGCCAAGGGATCGGGCGCAATCGTTGACCAAGTCGATCAGTCGTTCACGGTCTGGCGCAACAAACGCAAGGAGCAGGCGAAACAGAACGGCAAGGACTTCGACCCTGCGATGCCCGACGCAATCCTTGTCTGCGACAAGAACCGTCACGGCGATTGGGAGGGGAAGGTGGGTCTGTTCTA